GTAGATGTAGAAGGGGGGCTATATAATAGTAAAATGACTAAGCGCCACAAGCGCGTGTCGTAGTGCTTTTTCTGTGTATGAGAAAATAGCAGTCAGGGTAAACACTAAGCAAAGGATTGTTATGCGCGGTAGGAAACCGAAGCCAACTGAATTAAAAATTGTGCAGGGTACTTTTACTGCTGGGGATAATCGCAGGCGCTCGCGCGAGCCAAAGCTATCTAAAAACTTAGATAGCGCTCCTGATTGGCTAACCCCTAGCCAAAAAGATTCATGGGATTATGCAATCGAAAATTCTCCTGCTGGCTTGCTAAAAAGATTGGATCGCTCGGTATTAACTGCATGGGTAATAGCTGAGGATAATCATCGCTTTGCTAGTCAGCAGCTCCAGACTCAAGGCATGGTATTTACTAGCCCGAATGGGCATGAGGTTCAATCGCCCTATGTTGGCATCCTAAATACACAGGCGCAGATGATGATGAAATGCGCTAGTGAGATGGGGTTTACCCCTACAAGTAGAAGTCGCATAGTATTGGCAGAAGAAGAAGTCGCAGATGATCCTTGGGAAAAGCTCGCTAATGGCTGATTATGCAAAGGTAGCAGCGCAGTATTGTCTAGATGTATTACAAGGTAGCATTCCTGCTAACAAATTTGTAAAGCAATCTTGCGAAAGACAGATCAAAGACCTAGCCAAAGAAGGCTCTAAGGGTTTTCCCTATACATACGATACACAAAAGGGCATCCGAGTTTGCCAATTTGTAGAGCTGCTTCCGCATATTAAGGGCAAGCTGGCTGGGCAGCCTATCGAGCTTGAGCCTTGGCAGATCTTTATTATTATGACTGCCTTCTCATGGGTAGATAAAAATGGCTATCGCAGATTTAGGCGAGTCTATATTGAAGTGCCTAGGGGCAATGGTAAATCGGCTATCTCCTCAGCTATCGGACTCTATATGCTGGCAGGCGATAAAGAAGGCGGAGCTGAGATCTACTCCTTTGCCACTACAAGGGATCAGGCTAAGATTGTTTTTGGCGATGCGCAGCAGATGGCTCGCAAAACAGGAGGGCTTAAGTCTAAATTTGGCTTAGAAGTTAATGCGCACAATATCAATATCCTCAAAACAGCATCTAAATTTGAAGCCCTAAGCGCTGAAGGCTCTACATTAGATGGCTTAAATACACACTTTGCCATCATCGATGAGCTTCATGCCCATAAGACTAGGGCTGTTTATGATGTAGTAGAAACTTCTATAGGTAAGCGCACCCAGTCTATGCTGTGGATTATCACTACAGCAGGCTCTAATCGAGCTGGTATCTGCTATGAGGTTCGGGGATTTGTAAAGAAAGTCTTAGATAAGACTGCTATCGATGAGTCCCAATTTGGGATTATCTATGGGTTAGATGATGGAGATGATTGGACTACAGAGGAAGCGCTAATTAAGGCTAATCCTAATTGGGGTGTATCTGTAATGCCAGAAGTTCTACTTCCCTTGCAGGCTAAGGCTATGAGTATGCCCAGCGCAGCTAACAACTTTAGGACTAAGCACCTAAATGAATGGGTTAATGCCGATGTAAGCTGGATGGATATGCGAGCATGGGAAGCCTGCGCTGATCCTAGCCTATCTGTAGAAGATTTTGAGGGCGAGCCTTGCTATATGGCTTTGGACTTAGCAAGCAAGACCGATATAGCAGCAAAGATAAATCTTTATGTCAGAGATGGGCATTACTATGCCTTCGGGGATTACTATCTACCTAGGGATACTGTAGATAAAGGCGAGAATTCGCAATACTCAGGATGGGAAAGCCTAGGCTTACTTACTGTCACCGATGGTGCGATAATTGACTTTATGGTAATAGAGAATAAAATCCTAGAAGATTGCAAGCGATATGAAGTAATTGAAGTGCCATATGATCCATTTCAGGCTACACAATTATCCATGCGCCTGCTTAATCAGGGTGTAAATATGGTAGAGGTTCGCCCTACTGTGCTGAATTTTAGTGAGCCTATGAAGCAGTTAGAAGCTCTAGTGCTGGATAAAAAATTTCATCACAATGGCGATCCAGTCTTAACTTGGATGGTAAGCAATGTAGTATGTCATACAGATGCAAAAGATAATATCTATCCAAGGAAAGAAAGGCATGAGAACAAGATTGATGGAGTAGTAGCTTTGATAATGGCATTAAGCAGGGCTATTGCAGATAATAATGAGCATGGAAATCTTGATGATTTTCTAGCTAACCCGATAAGGCTATAAATATGGCATGGTATTCAAGTTTATTATTTGGCTTTGGGATCGCTGGTAGGCGAGAAGCTGGAGTACAGCAGGCTAATGCTGGTTCATACAATATTTCCAATGTAACAGTAAATGAAGATTCAGCACTTAAGCTCTCTGCTGTGTGGGCTTGTGTTCGATTGATTGCTGAAACTATTGGCGGATTGCCGATCAATGCTTATAAGATAATGCCTGATGGCACTAGAGTAATTGATTATGACCATCAACTATGCCAACTCTTTAAGAATAAGCCTAATCGCTATCAAAACAGAGTAGAGTTTTTTGAAACTATGACTATGCAGCTTTGTTTGCATGGTAATGCTTATGCCCATATCCAAAGGGGAACAGGCGGAAAGATTGTAAGCCTGCTTCCTTTAATGGCAGAGCAGATGGAAGTAAACCTTCTTACTGATGGCTCGCTAGTTTAGCGCTATAACTCAGGATCTAATCTTTCTGTGTATGCGCCTGAGTCTATCTGGCATATTAAATTAATGAGCAATGGCATTGTAGGCTTATCTCCTTTATCTTATGCTCGCAACTCAGTAGGTATTGGCATTGCTTCGGAAGATCGAGTTAAATCTTTGGCATCTAATGGCTTTAAGCCTACTGGAGTATTGACTATCGATAAGTTGCTTAAGCCAGAGCAGAGAGAACAGATCCGCAATCAGTTTGCTGATCTTGCTTCTGGCTCTAGCGATCCACTTCGAGTCTTAGAAGCTGGAATGGCTTATCAGCAGATCTCGATGAATCCAAAAGATGTGCAGCTATTAGAAACTCGGAAATTCCAGATCGAGGATATTGCTCGCTTCTTTGGAGTGCCTTCTGTTTTAATTAATGATACTTCTGCTTCTACTACTTGGGGATCTGGTATTGAGCAGATAGTACAGGGCTTCTATAAACTAGGCTTGCGCCCTTATCTAGAGCGTTATGAAGCATCAATTCACAATAGCTTACTAAGCGCAACAGATCGAAGAAATTATGAATTTGAGTTTGACTTTGGCGCATTGTTAAGAGGAGATGAGCTTACTCGCTTCCAATCTTACAAAGAAGCCATTAATGCAGGCTTTAAAACTATTAATGAATGCCGACAATCTGAGGGCTTATACCCAATAGAAGGCGGAGATCGGGCTTATTTGCAGGCTCAAATGACTCCGATTACTGATCTTGGTGTTAGCGAAAGCACACAAACAGAGCAGATCTTAGGCGCTATGAGCGATATGAATCGCAATTTTAAGACCGAGATTGCTGCAATTCAGCAAAAAGAGCCAAATCAAGTAAACCTAAATCCTAATATCAAGGTGGAAAGCACCCCTATTAGCCTTACTTTGAAGCAGGAATCTGATGGAAAGCCATCCAAGAAAAGCATTAAGTTAGTTCGGGATGATAAGGGTAATGTAACTGGTGCAGAATCGATAGAGGAATAAAAATGCCAATCACTACAGCAATTTGTAATTCATTTAAGAAAGAGATCTTAGAGGGAGTCCATTTTTCTACTGATACCTATAAAATAGCTCTTTATACAGATGCAGCTACATTAAGCGCTGCTACTACTGCTTACTCTGCGACTAATGAGGTATCTGGCACAGGATACACAGCAGGCGGAGCTACTCTTACAGGCTATTTAAGCGGATTGAGTTCAAGCACAGCTTATATTACCTTTTCAGATCCATCTTGGGCTAATTCCACAATCACAGCCAGAGGATGCTTAATCTATAACTCTAGCAAATCGAATAAGGCTGTAGCTGCCTTTGACTTTGGCTCTAATGTGGTTTCTGTATCTGGCACTTTCACTATTGATCTTCCAGCAGCAGGAGCTTCGGCACTTATCAGAATTAGCTAATGGCTGATTTTGATAGTCCATTAGGCGATTTTGATTATCAGCCTAGCTTATTCGATGATTGGGCTGCTCCAGCAGTCTTATTTGATGATGGATATGGATTATTTGATTTAGCACTAAATAATTTTGATGATGGTGGAGTTAATAGCTCCAGCATATCTTTATTCGGGATAACCCTAACTTCAGCAGCTCAATCTATTTCAGCAAAAGTTTCAGATACAGTTTCTATTACAGGATTAGAGCTTTTAAGCGCAACTGGATCTATTAATGAATCTGTAGAAGATTCTATAGCATTAACAGGCTTAGATTTATCTGCTCAATTCGGGATTATTTCTGCAAATGTATCCGATGAGATACAAATTACAGGCTTACAAGCTGCAATTACAGCAGAAAACATAGCTGCAACTGGCATCCAGAATGGAAATATCAGCCTTACAGGGCTAGAATTAAGCGCTTTTTATGGCGATATTAATGAAATAGTTAATGATTCTGTCAGCATTTCAGGTTTAGAAGCGTTAGCAGATGTAGCTACAATCAGCGCAAGCGCGACTCAAAGCCAGTCTATAGCACTTAATGGCATAGATTTAGTAGCAGAATTAGGCGAAATTAATCAGCAAGTAGTCGATTCTATAGTTCTAGATGGCATAGATTTAGCCATAAATGCAGAAGAAATTGCTGCAACTGGCACAATAAATACAGAAATATCAATAAATGGCATTGGGCTACAAGGTAGCGCAGCATCAATTAGCGCTACAGGCGAGCAAACTTCTACAGATATAGCTACAGGCGGAGAATTTGTAAGACCTAGAATGGAGAGAAGCGCAAAGGCGCTAGTCCAATCTACAAGAGCTGTAGCTTATGCAGGCAGAGTAACTCCTAGAGGGTTTACTGTAATAAATGGCGGAGCTAGGGTATTTACTTTAGAAAGCTATACACAAATCGGACAAACAGAAGCAGTAGGGCAATTAGGGATTGATGAAGAAAGCCTATTAATGTTATTGGTTGCATAGCTTTTTTGTATTATCATACCCAAATAAGGAAGAAATATGCCTATACCTAGAGAAGATGAGAATGAAGCAGAATTTGTAGCTCGCTGCATGGGCGATGAAGAAGCGGTTTCTGATTTTCCAGATAATGAGCAAAGGTTAGCTTTTTGTTATGCGGTGTATGCTCGCAGTACAGAAGAAGAAAGGGTTGTGCCTATGGAAAAGAAAATGATGAACTTCGCTTCATGCGAGGTAAAGATGGGTGATTTTGGCATATTTGAAGGCTATGCTTCTGTATTTGATGGCATTGATTCATATAATGACAGCATTGTAAGAGGTGCTTATACCGATACCCTAACTAATCGGGATCGCCCAGTAGCGATGTACTTTAACCATAGCTCTTTTAGATCAGATATGCCTGCCACTATTGGCAAGTGGATGTCTATGGAAGAAGATGCAAAGGGCTTGTATGTCAAAGGGCAGTTATCTCTTGGGCATCCTACTGCTGATGCGATCTATGCAAGTATGCGCAATGAAACCATCGATGGCTTATCGATTGGCTTTAAAATGCCACAAGGCGGATATGAGATGCGCGATGGCATTCGGTATTTGCGCAAGATTGATTTAGTAGAAGTATCAGTAGTAGATAATCCTGCTGATAATTATGCAAGAATCTCTTTAGATTCTGTAAAATCAGATATTGAAGGTATTAAAAGTATTCGAGAAGCTGAGGAATTTCTGCGAGATGCAGCTAACCTTAGCAACTCAAGCGCAAAGGCATTGCTGGCGCAAATTAAGTCGGTACTTCGAGATGAAGTTAAGACTGAGTTAGAACAAGCAATGATTTTAAATCGCTTAAACCAAATCATTAAAGGAAATTAAAATGTCAGATCAATTAAATCAGGTTCTAGAAACCATTGAAAAGAAGCAAGTAGAAATCGATGCAATGCTCAAGACTTCAGGTGTTGAGAGCAAAGCTGCTGTAGAAGCTGCTGATAAAGCTGTGCAGGAACTCAAGACTTTGGGTGATCGCCTTTTAGAAATCGAGCAGAAGCAAGTAGAAGGCATGAAGAAAGGTACTGTAGAGTACAAGTCTTTAGGTCAATCTTTTGCTGAGTCCGATGAATTCAAGGCTTTTGTAGAAGGTCGCACTTCTAAGGCTCGCATCGAACTGAAAAATACCATTACTGGTCAATCTGGTTCGCCTGCTGCTAACTCCGATACCATCGTAGCTCCACAGCGCCAATCTGGTATTGTTAGCGGTGCTTATCGCAGCTTGCGCATCCGCGATGCCCTGCCATTCGGTACTACTTTAAGCAACTTAGTCGAGTACACTCGCGAACTCGCATTTACTAACTC